CGAAGGTTCCACACCTCGCTTATGTCCTTACTCGTGATGTTCGGCAGTTGTCCACCGAGCAGCATCCCGACGCTGATGATTGCACCGTCGTTATTACGATCAGCGTCCTTCTCGTGCGTAATGAAGATCACGTGCTTGTTAAGTGCACCTGTGATACGGAGTACGTTGGAGATAAGAGAAGACACGCAGATATTACGCAGACCATACCCATTGAGGCCGGGTTGCTCGATGCTAGACTTAGGAGCGACACGTACGGCGTACTGAAGGGCGTGTTCGCTGAACTTGGTAAGGCTATCGACTATCAAGGTGTCAAAGTCAGCCAAGAGCGTATACAATGTATACGGGTCAGGCTTCATACCTTCCTTGACAATATCGACGCTGCTTTCTTTAGAGAGATTGATACGATGCCAGTCGGGCATGTTGCGAATACTCATGTCACCATCAGGGTCTAGCATGAGAAAGAGTTTGCGACCGGGGGCTGTTGCTGCGAGTGTTGTCTTACCACTACCGCTGTCACCCCATAGGATGCAAGAGAAGCGTGCAACGGTGTCAGTTGGATGTTCTATCTTTAGTTCCACTTCTGTCTCCCTATTCTTCACATAGTATAGCACATGTAGGAACACATGCAAGTTGCAGCTATAGCAGGTTGTCTTGTTCTAACGGCGACCACCGTTCTGTTACCATCTCATTGTCGAAGATGTGCTTACGCCGCTCACGTGTCTCTGTACACAGCGGGATTAGTGTGCAGCTACGGAAGTAACGGCTACATGAGTGAGTGTACATCGGTGCGTTAGTAGGATCGGCTTCATAGCGATCTATCATCTCAAGCGTGTGTTCTACCCATATGAACCACTCAAAGAATGATGCACCGTCGCGGCTAGTTGGATAGCGCATTATCCCGTCAGTGTAGCTGCTAGCCTTTGGCACTGGTATCTGCAAGCCCCACATGGTCACATCATGGATTGGTAGGCCGAGTACTGTAGACATGGCAATGCAATAGCCTGTCACTTGGTGTGAGGTGTCGAAGCTACTACTCCATACGGTGTCTATACGTGAGCCAGTTTTATTTTCGTGTACTGCAGGAGTTAGGTTGCTAGGTGCTAATGTGTCCAAGCATACAGCATCTACACGACCAATGAGGCGTATGATGGGCTTACTGTCGTCAGTGCACAATGTTACGTCGAATGGGACTTCAACGCCTATGTGTGTTGCGTTGTCATTGCAGATAGGAATGAAGCGGCCAAGTGGATAGCGCTGTATGTATGCGATAGCAGCGCTCTCCAAGTTAGCCTGTGTACGACGCGTGTCACGTGGATCGTCGTGGTAGCCGCTTGTTTCAAGTAAGCTGAGAGCCATCTGCATGCAACGCGTTTCAGCATCTTCACCTGTGTAGAAGTAGCGCATTGCTTGCTGCCAACGATTAGGTTCTTGAGGTGTATTGAGTAGACGCTCAGCATACAAGATGATAGGGATAGATAGGTCAGGCTTAGCAGTTAGAAGGTCAAACAAGCGAGCGCATGCAAACACATCGTGCATAGCTCTACCTGCCTCTAACGGGAGTACACGCTCGACACCACTAGGCAAGTGCTTACCGTGCCAGTTGGTTATCAGCCCCCATCGAGGGCACGTATTGACTGCAGACAATGTAGAGTAATCAACCCAAGGCAAGGTCTTATCGGTAGTAGGTTTAATCAGCATCACTACTCTCCCCGGCGAGCGAAGCCGCTTTGCCCTCAATTACATCATGCCATGCTAGTTCACTGCCGTACTCAGGATGGCCGTGAATTGCTAACATATCGTCCATACACTGCCACACAGCAGTGCTGCACTTAGCTGTCATCCAACGGATAGCAACTGTTCCGTCATCAAAGACTACACCTTGGAACTGCGGCTTGTCTGGATCGTTCTTCTGTTCAGCAGTATGCGGAGCGTTAGACATGTCGCGCCGATACATTGTGAATGCTTTCATTGTACTACCTCAAAGTGGTTGGCAGCGAAGTATGCAGCACTCACTAGCCACTGGTCGCTGTGGTTTTGTGGGTTGCGAGCGATGTAGTCACCTGCTTGTGGGCTACCGTGTTTCTTATCAAACACGGAGATGCTAATGTCAGATACATCTTCACCGACGATGTATGGACGCAGTTCGGCGTATGCCCTGCGTGTGTAGCGTTTGAACTCACTCATTGTATGTCCTCATTGTCAGGGTGGAATTTCTTACGCACTAGTTCAAAGTCATTCTTCAACTTAGCACCAACTGTTGCAATGTCAGCGACGATGTTAGACATTGTGTTGATGGTGCGAGCGAACTCAGCTAGCTCTTGACGCATCATCTCGTTGTCTTCACTCAAACGCTCGACAGCTTTAATCAAGCCGCGTTCTACTCCGTGTTCTTTAATCAAGAAGCGCACATCTCTAGCTCTCTGCACATAAGTTGGCATAGGAGTTATACCTTTGTAATGTCTGTGTCTGTGTGTTGCAGTGTGAGTGCACGTAGACCGTGCACGGCTTCTTCTAACTTATCGAGAGCTTTAGTAGCTCTATCGAGAAGACGTTGTACTGTCTCAGCCTTTCGCTCTAGCTTTATTGCAGATGCTACACTACTAGCTTGTTGTCTAGCTATTGCAGCTTGCTTCAACACTTCAACTACGCGCATCCTTCTCTCGCGTAGCTGCTGCAGGAACATGTCCTGCTCGACTTGTGTCATGTTAAGGAATGACTTTGGGCTGATAGCTTCATCAACACTTCCGCCAACGCTACTGCTTTTGGCAGTAGGTTGGCGAAGTTTGACGACGTTGTTCTTGTCGTCAGGCATTTGGCTTATTCCACTGTAAGAGGTGCCGCATTCATGATGAGTGCTGGTGTAGCTTTCTTGGTGACACGCTTGATTGCTTTGTCAATCAAATCAACTTTGACACCCATGCGGACTAGCTCTGTACGTAGTTCATCAGTGTCTACACGCATTGCAGGTCTGTTGGCATTGAGTGAGATGCAATAGTCTTCACCCATGATCGTAGTAGCAGTCTTTGTCATCGTAGCTGCTGCGTTCTCTCGCAACTGACTGATAGCTTCTTCGTAGTCAGTCACTACACGACGCTTGACTGCTTCATAGCGCTTCTCAGCATGTGTTCTCAACAACGAAGCTACACTCAGTTCGGCAGCTAGCTGATCTACACTGTCCTGTGTAGTCTTTGGTGCTTCCAGAGAAGCTATACATTGTATAGCTCTTGCTTCAAGTGGCAGTTTGTCGCTTTCACTCGACAGTGTTTTCGTCGTTGTCTTCGCCATCGTCGTCATCTCCGTCTGAGGGGTTGTTAGTATTAGTAAGTATAGCAGGTTTAGAAACAGAAGCAAGTTCAGCCTTTCTACGAGCGAGCGCTTCTACATATGCATCACCCCAAGGCCACGGAATGTGCTTGTAGATGGTACGTAGTCTGATCTTCTTTATCACGCTAACATCTACTACGAAGTTATAACCTTCACGCATCTTGGCAGCAACGAACTTAGCAGTGCAACCGACTTCAAGCATCTGCATTATTCGTTTGACTTGGTAGTGCTTCATGCCAACACGTTCGCGGTCGAGCATGTCTTTCACGTTGTCAGCCTGAGTGCCTATGAGCATGTGGTATGGGTTGCAGCACCACGAATTGTCGCACGTATGGCGGACCACATCGCCTTTCTGCAGTTGGTATCCTGTGTATAGCTGGTAGACTACACGGTAGACGTAGTAGTGCTTCTGATCTATGCACACTCTAGGTCTATACTCACCTCTCGTTCCCAAACCGTGTGCGCCTTTCCACTCCCAACACACTTGCTTATCGCCCATATGCATGTCTATACGACGGAATACATCGTAATGCTCACTCACCTCATTGGGGCGAGTGAGTTGCTTGTTCTTGTTGCCAGCAGCTACCTCCGCACGCTGTGCGGCTACGTGCGGAGGCATCTTGGCATGTTTGTCATTCATCTCTTACACCACATGCCAATAAGAAACGACTACGACTGAACTTAGGATTAGTCGTTCCAAACTCATGCGCGAATATCCATGCGACTTCATCGCGCTCGTGTCCTTTACGAAAGCGGCGTTGAATTATGTCAGCTATGACGGCGAAGTGTCTGTGTTCTAACTGTGGTCTTCCTTCTGCTGTTCTTACGTCTTTGTTTAGTTGACTGCTCGTTGTCATGGGCATAGTAGCTCACCTTGTTTATCAGCTTGACTATATAGAGGGACGGAAGGAAGTAGAGCAGTGAATAGATCATCACTGCACTACCCCATGCGTTTGCGTAAGCTAGTACTAGTTCAATCCACAACATCATCAGGTCCAGTTAGCGCAACTGACCACGCAGTGTTGTCACTAGGATCGGCGTCGATGTATGCTTGTGCATCAAGCTCAGTAGCGAATGGGCCAATGAAGATGAAGCCGTTAAGCGGGTCGCCTAGGATTACTATGTGCATAGTCACTCTCTCCCCTCTGTTTCCATCTCGTAGACTTGCAGCATCAAGTTAGCCACTTTATCGACTAACATGTTCTGCATGC